CCTCAAGAATGGCCAACAGGAAATCAAGTGCCTCATCGAGAACACTGCTAAAGACACCGAGATTGCTCGCCTCAATCGAGTGATAGATGCTCAGAGAGACCAGAACATCGTCAATCAAGTGGTAGCTGCCTTGAAGACCGGTACTACAACGCCAGCTTAGTAATTTAAAATACCAAGATGATTAAAGGAGTGCATCTGTTTTTAGGTGTACTCCTTTTTTCGTTTTAACTCATTAAACTAAGGAATTATGGAACAAGAACAACTCACCGAATTCAAGATACAATTAGCTCTACCTGCTCCCAATATAGAGATTGCACAAGAAGTAGCAAACAAAGCTCAGGTACTCATAAATCAATTTGGATACTATCAATTCTTAAACCTGGTAGACTTCATGCAAAGGAATCCAGGTGCAGTTTCATTTGGTTTAAACTTAATTAATAAAAGATGATTATGGACGAAAGAACATTGATTTTCCAAAAGGTACAGAAAGGTGAAATGATTTTCACATTAGAAAAAGACAGACGGTCTGGTTATCCTATTTTTGATACAGCAAGAATCGTAAAGGTAGGAGAAAGTAAACCAATGGCATCCATGGTTAAGGATGGATTTGTAAATAGCCTTGAACTTGTGATACAGGATTCAGTATCTCAAATCACAATCTATTTGCCATCTCAGGCAGAGGAAGGTATTTACAATGGTATTTATTATACCACTAACCTGGACAACATTGTCAGCGAAGTTTCTAATCAGAAACAGAATGCAGTGAACATCCTTAATAACCGGGAAAGGTATGAGGCGATTGTATCGGAATGTGATAAAATTTTAGGCTCTATCAATTACAAAGAACCCAGTAAACCAGCTCCTGAGTTCGAAGAATTTAAAGCCTACATGGGTAATGTGGATGTCCGATTAAATAGGTCAGAAGCACTCCTGGAAAAAATTGCCGAAGAGCTGGGATTATTTAAAGACAAGTAACATGCCAAGTAAGTCGGTTAATATTAATATATCGACTCCAATTGGTCCACTAGAAATATACGTAGATAAACGAGAACAAGCTCGTGCAGAAAGGTTGATTGCTCAGACTCCAAGTATCTTAACAAAAGGCTATGCGAAAGGTACCGAGAAGTTTGGCAATCAACTTCTTCGTATAGTAAGGCGTAGTTTAAATACTGGTATACCTCCAAAGGGTTCTGGAGTATCTTGGCCAAAACATTCTCCAGGTACCATTAAGAAGTATGGAGAACATACAATGCTAAACCTTACTGGTCAATATGCAAAGTCCGTTACCATAGTAAAAGGTAAGAAGAGGACTTTCGTAGGATTACCAATTGGAATCAGGAAGATTACCTACACAGGTAAGACTTCAAGAAAAACTTTGAATCAGATTGCTATCATGCTCGAGTATGGTAGCAGAGATGGTAACTTACCACCTCGTCCTCTCTGGGGTCCTGCATTTAAGGCTGCAGGTGGAAAGGTAGCCTTACAAAAGGAAATACGAAATGAAATCAGAAAAGAAATAAGGAGGGTAAAATAATGGCAGCAGATTTTGAAATATCCGCATTATCCGGAACAGGTACTGCCACTATTCGTGTAAAACCGAAGGCAATAAATGAAGACCGAGATAATATCAAAGAACAGATCCTCAAGGTAGTAGTACAGGGAGTAGAAAGGGAAGTAACCTTGGTTCAGAAAGCTAACACTACCCCTGCAGAATCCTGGAATACATACTGGAGTATTTCTCCAGACGTAACTGCCCATACCTTTGATGGTACTAAAAAGGGTGAGACTTTAGAGATAGAGGTATACAGCTATCAACAAAAGTTCCTCAACAATGTACCTCAGGATGAATATAGAGCTGTAGATTGGAAAATCGAAACTACCGTAGACTGGTTAGAAGTAACCCAAGAGGTAGGCGAAGGTAATAAACCAGGAAAGGCTATTATTAAAACTCTATCAAGAAATGGGGAGTATCAGTCGGGTACCTATAACCCAATTGAAAGGACTGGAGTAGTTAAGATAATTCAGAGTGAAAAATTTGAGAAAGCTATCAATATAACCCAATCTCCAAGTGTTCGAGTAGTTACCTATGAAATTAGGCCAGTAGCAGGACTAGGTCACTCTGTAGCAAATAATCCCGCTGTGAAGACTGCTACCTTTAGGGGTTACATAGTGTACACCATAAATGGAGAAGAGGTAGCTACGTTTATTAGACCCTTCAGAGTACCTAAGATTGGGGAAACAGTTAATGGTACTATCCCAATCCCAAGTGGAGACCCTATTCCTTGGAAACTATGGTTTACGAATTACCCCTCAGCAGCAACGACCAGTGTTGATGAATTAACCTGTACTATCCATTATGACTGTAGGTTTTTTGGAATTTTATATACCTTAGTAGTAGAGGCTCAAATACAAGTAGGAGATGGTACAGTAAATTGGGTAAATGCTGATGAAGGACTTAGAGTTATTCCTGATCAAGCTTAATTATGGTAAATTCAGAAGAAGTAGTTGAGAGAACATTCTATATATGTCTCCTCAGCACCATGTTAGAAATGGGTCTTACCTTAAATCCAGAAGACTTCTTGCCCTTGTCTCAAGAAAACGAAAAACGTTTTGCAGAGGCTATCAAGGGTATGCCTAAGTTTATACCCTTGTTTGGTATAGGAAACAATCAGGTAAAAGGACCCAAGACTCTCCCCAGAATAACAATCGAACTGCAAGGTTATTATGCTGGTGATATTGGAGTGAACAAATATATCATTGGTGATAAGTTAGAAGACGGTAATTACCAAGCTTCAGAGTTTCCCTATGAGACTAAAGATATCACAGTTGATATACACCTCGTTTCTCAAACACAAGCCGATATGAGATTATTGCATACAATCTTATATGCTGGCTTACCTGCTAGAGGATATGTAAGACCATACTTTAATGACTTAGAGGAATGGAGCAAGGGCAGGCTTGACCCAACCGGAAACCTATTCATTGAAATTGGTAATTATTATGACCATCCAGATGTAGAACATGGTATACTTGAGAAGGTATATACTTACGTATGTAAAGATGGTATTCTCCCAGAAAAGCTTTTGGAAGAAGGTACACTTACACCTATCAAAGATATTACTGCTCTCATTGGATTGTTCGAACAAAACGAAAATGAAATGCTAGAGTTGAAGATACCTAAGGAATAGGTACAATACTCTAGGGTATAAATTAAACGAGTAATTAACTTTAATCACAATAGAATTATGCCAACTTCACCTCATGTAGATTTTAAGTTTAAGAACAACAATGTTCTTCAAACTACTCCTATGTTAGGAGTTTCTTGTGTATTGGCTAGAACTACTAAGGGCCCATACGATGACCCCTCAGAAATCATCTCTACTTTCTCTCAGTTTCAAAGAATTTATGGTTCTGAGATTGTGCCAGATGGTTCTGTATCAAATATCGAAAAAGCCTTGACAGGTGGTTCTAAGCTTCGTGTTATTCGAGTACTTGGTAAGGGAGCTACCCAGGGTACAGTGGCTGCAACTGCAGCAAGTAAAACAAAGGCTGCTGCTAAATCCGAAGAGGAAGGCATAGTACCGGCTTCTGCTGCCCCAGACCCAGCTACACCTGCAGCACTCATTACCATTACCTCAAGTGGAGTTACTTATAGCTTAGGCTTGGTAACTAAAGGTTATGGGGACCCAATCGGTAGTACTGATAGTTTCCAGGTGGGTTTCTACAAACAAGCTAACACCTTGTATTACAAAATCTATTCTGGCAATGGTCAAGTACTTGAACAAGGTCCAGTAATCACTTACAAAACTGCCGATGAAAATAATGATACTTCGGTAGATTACCTTGCTCTTAGTGCATTTGCTAAGAACTCAGAATATATTAAGCCGGTAGTAGTTGCTGGTTCTTCTTTCGAGAATCTTATCAAATGGCTTACTGATAGTGTAGATGGTACAAAGAATGCCGTTACATTAACTGTAGGTGGTGCTGCTCCTACAGAAGATGAAAAGAAGTTTACCGGTACTATCGGTTCTGCAGGTTCTACTCCTACTGCCGATGAATGGATTGCTTCTTTGGACTTCGTAAAGGATTACACTGACTTCTATCAGTTATTCATTTCTCATATCTCTCAACACCTTACTGCTGATGCAGATGTACTCAAGGTATACAAGGCTGCTGCGGATATGGCAAAGGAACTGATGGAATGGGTACTCTATATCGAAGTTCCGAAACACCTTACTCATTATACTCAGGGTACTCAGGCCAGAGATTACAAAGCTCAGGTAACTTGGGTACAGACTTGCTTGGGTACTGTGGGTAACTCTAAGTATATTGCCTATTTCGGTGGTGGACTTAAGTACTACAATGAAAACGGTAATCTTCAAGATTCCGATGTAGTGGGTACCATTGCAGGTTTGGGTGATGCTTCTGCTACTCAATATGGACCTTGGAAATCTTTTGCAGGTATGAACCGAGGAGTTATTGGGGATGCCGTTGGACCAGTATGCCCGAACTATGGTTCTCCCTCTCGGTATTCAGAATTGAATACTCTGGCCCAAAATTACATCAATGAGATGGTAATCAAGGATACTCCTGATGCAGGCAAACAGACAATGCTTTGGCATTGCTTCTCTTCTCAGGTAAAACAGGATTCAGAACGGTTCCTTTCAATCGTAAGATTGAACTTGTATTTGAAGAAGTTCCTTCGTCCTGTACTTAACAAGTACATCGAAGAGCCTAACGTTTGGAGTACTTGGAAGAGAATTTGGTTGGAGGTTAAACCCACACTAGACTCTTTGGTAGATGAAGATGCCATGACCGAATATACCTGGATGGGTGACCAAGATGCAACCTCTTGGGATGATCTCTCGGTTAACAACGAGGCAGATGCTCGTCAAGGTAAGTACCGTGCTATCCTTAAGTATAAGGACGTAGTTCCTATGCAAGAGGTAACTATGGAAATTGTAATTGATGCAGCTTCCAAGTCTGTATCAATTGTGGAATCAAGTAATAACGCTTAAACAATTATAACGATGGGAGCAAAAGTAAAAAATCCACGGAAGAAGTTCTTGTGGAGTATCATGTTCCCCAAGCACCCTATCAATACTTATCTGTTCCAAACTTGTACTTTGCCAGATGTAGAGATTGACCAGGTTGCTCATGGGGACGTCAATAGAGACGTTAAAACTCCAGGTAGGGTTTCAGTTGGTAATCTTATCGTAGAGAAACTTATGACTACTGCAGGTTCAGATACCTGGCTTCATGATTGGCTATATGCTTGCCAAGATATGATTGCCGGTGGGGGATTACCTCCTGCTCAGATATGGGAAACTGCAATCGTAAATGAACTTGCTGAAGACGGAGTCTCAGTTCTTAACACCCATATCTTCGAAGAGGTTTGGCCCTGTAAAGTTACTGGCTTAGACTTGGACAGAATGGCTTCAGAGAATACCATTGAGTCCATTGAGTTCTCAGTTGGTACTGCAGATAAATACTAATTCCTTAGTCTATTTTCACTAAGATTCGGTGGAGGGGTGGGATTCCTGAGATAGGATGTCTCACCCCTTTCTTGTTGTTATAGGGAATACTATGAACATTTGTAAACATAAAAAGTAATTAACATGGAATTTAGAACATTTGGATTTATCGGACCGTCTGGTTATAAATACCAGATTAGAGAACAGAATGGTGCTGATGAAGATATTCTCAGTAACCTTTCAGACATGAAAACTTTGATGAACCTTACCAAGTTCATTGCAGCAATCGTAGTAGATACAGATGCAACACCCAGTGGGAAGTTAACCATTGAGGATGCACTTAACTTACCAGTTAATGACCGGTACTGTATTATCTTCAATTCTCGAATCTTCTCTTTGGGAGACGAAGTAGAATTTGAATATGATTGGGGAAAAGAAGGAGGGAAGGTTATGTATGGCCAAGATCTTCACGAATATCTTTTTGATTACGGTCAGGTACCTTCTGAAGAAGAGCTCAAGGAAAAACCGGATGCCATTCCTTTCTACCCGGAAGGTAAAAAACTTACGGACCATGAGTACACTCTCTCTTCAGGTAAGCTTATCAAATTCGACTGTATGACTGGTAAAGGAGAACAGATGTTCATGGCTTTGCCTATGGAAAAACAAACAAAGAATGCTCCTCTCCTTTGTCGTAATCTTTACTTGAATGTAGATGGCAACTGGGAGAAGGTATCAAACTTTACACCATTCAGTGCAAAGGATATGGCTGAGATGAGAAAGTATATCCTATCTATAGACCCAGTATTCAAAGGGGATTCTCATATCACCCATCCTGAGACTGGGGAAGAAAGAAACTATCCTATAGCTTGGGCACCTAATTTTTTCTACCTGACGGAAGAGTAAGTTTAGAAAGTGATTTTGTTTATATCACTAGAGCCGAGATAACCTTAGATTATTTCGGCTTTTTACGTCTTCCGTATAGGATAAGAAAAATATTTAAGGATATGGCCGAGCAATATTATAAACAGATTAAAAAGAAAACGAAATGATAAATGCCAGTAGGAGTATAGTAGAGGTCGGTGTTGCCATGGTTTTAAAAGACCGATTCTCTCAAGAGGCTGGCAAGATATCTGGGTCATTCAGAACAATGATGAATGATATGAATACCTGGAATAGAGGTATACAGATGTCAGCTTCCAATACAATGGACTTCGGAATGCAGCTCGTAGGGGGAATGGCCAGGGCCTATAAATACTCTGCAGGTGTTCAAAATGAAGTTTGGACTGCTTCGAAGATTGCTGGTGCTACCATTGCAGAACAGAAGGAGATGTTACAATTGGCAAAAGATGTCAATGCTATGACACCTCTTACTGCTTCGGATGTTGCATCAGGACAAAGATACCTGGCTATGGCAGGTAATAAATTCGATGCTATTAAGGAAATGATTGGGCCGGCTTCTAAGCTGGCTTCAATCTTTACAATGCCAGTGGGAGGTAAAGGTGGTGTAGCTGACTTGATGACTAATATCATGTCAATGTACCAAATCCCAATGACTGAAGCCGCTAGAGTAACCGATGATTTATATACTGCAGTTACTAATGCAAATATATCTTTACAGGACTTAGCTCAGTCCATATCTTATGCGGGAGCAGATATGGCAACTGCTGGTGTAGACCTTAGGCAAACTGCTGCGGCTATTGGTGTATTGGGAGACATGGGTATACAAGGTTCTATGGCTGGTACCTCTCTGGCAAATATGATACGTTACTTACAACTATCTCTTGTTAACCAAAAAAAGAAAGGCTATAACGCTTTAGCAGACCTGGGCTTAAGTCCAGATGAATTCTTCGATGCTCAGGGTAATCTTATAGACCTTTACACTATCTATCAGAAGTTTGCTAAGGCTGCAGTAGATTTACCTTCACGAATTGAAACCCCAACATTCTTCAATATCTTTGGTGTTCGTGGTAATCGTGGTATGCTCCCAGTACTTAGAGACATTGCCTCTGGTAGAGATAAAATGGGACAGATACTTGCTACCTATAATAAGAACATGGGTGCAGTTAACCAGATGAATGAGGAAAGACTTAAAACCGATGCAGGTGTAATTGACCAATGGGAATCCTCACTTGAGAACTTAACGGTAACTGCAGGTGCTGCAATGGGTAGAGTATTTACTCCAGTTCTCCAATTCGGAGTTAAGTTCCTGGACATAGTTAATTCTATTTCAGAAACTTGGGGAGGTAGTTTTGCTTTAAGAGTAGCTGCTACAGGTGTAGTAGTAGGTACAATAGTTGCAGGCTTTAGGACTGTACGAGGCGTCATAAGGTCAATAGGTTACCTACAAACTATAGCTACTGCTTCTACCGAAGGTATGTCAGCTGCGGCTATAAAGACCAATACCCAATTTGCCATCATGGAAGCTCACATGGTAAGCATGGTTAACCTTATGAGAACTATGGTTCAACTCCAGATGATGTCAAGTGGTATTGGTATGAATAGCAAGGGTAGGTTCTACAATATGTCAAATGGTAGATATGTTAAAACACCTAACCCAGGTGTACCAATGGCAACTACTATGGCAGGTAATCTTATGGGAGGGGCAGTCGGTGGAGCTGCTGCTAATGCTGGTAGTAGAGCAGCAGGTCAGGTTGCTGCTAAAGGTTTAACTGGTATGATGGGTAGATTTATGGGGTTCTTAGGAGGACCCTGGGGTTTAGCCATTAGCATAGGTTTACCTCTATTAATCGAGGTAGGTGGTAGACTTATCAGTTCGATAGATAAAAATACCGATGCTCAGAATAACAAGGAGGATGACCCCTTAGCTATCAGAGCTCAGAATGAAGAAAGGTTTATCAATGCCATGAAGTCTGCCATCAGGGATGGTTTAAAAGAGGGCAAGATTGGTATTACAATTGATGGGCAATCTATGGGTGACTATTCCCTTGGTAGTCAACAGGATTATACTGGAGTAGTATTAGGATTATAAACTAAAATATTATGGCTAGAATATTAGGACAGGCAGCTGGTAAAGTTGTTGAAAAATACAATGACCTTACTCGAGATACAGCAGGTGTTCTTACTGGCCCTTTGAATAAACTTTGGAGAGCTCGGATATTACTTAACCGAGCTACTTCTACTCTTCCAAAAGATAGTGCTCTCAAGGGTAAAATCTATGACCCTAATGGGGTACCCGGAGAAGCTCAGATATCTTCTAAGAACCCAACTCTGAACAAACAACTCCAGGCAAAATGGAGAATGGAATTACAATTTCCAAGGATGGAGGAAGGGGAAGGAGTAGACCCAGCAAAGGGTAATAAGAATACCACTAACTACAGAAACTTCGAAGTAAAGGCAGACATCCGATATCAAAACGAAGTACGGATTTATAACATGTCTGCTAACCCAACCCAATATATTACTTTACAGAATCGACCTCCCGAATTAGATTTTCGAGGAGAAACTACTTGGGCAACTATTAAGTCTATGGGTCGTAATACACCTATGTATCATTTCACGGGAGCTGAAGATATCATTCAATTTAATGTATCTTGGTTCTCAACTACTTTGGATAACCCAGAGGAAGTGATAAATAAATGTAGATTACTTGAAGCCTGGACGAAGGCAAACGGTTATCAAGCAGCACCTCCAATAATCCAAATCGAGTGGGGAGATTCTGGTATATTCGAAAATCATTATTATATCCTTACCTCTGCAACCTATACTCTGAAGAACTTTCAGAATGGTTATAGAGTAAGGGTACCAGGTAAACCTGCTACATTTGGCAATGGTAAGTTATTGCCTGCAGCAGCAACTCAGGAATTAATCTTCAAGAGAGTAAGTGCTTATAATTTATCCTATGGAGATTTTATTAATACTGATTCACTTAAGAAGACGGAGGGCATTAAATATGATTGATACATCTCAATATTTAAAAGGTGCAAGTCCCTATGACCAAGCCTATGTTTTAAACTATGGTGATGGAGATTATTCTTTAGAGGCAGTACGTACATCAGTACCCTCATCAAGTGATGACATCCAACATACAGTTAAGGATGGTGAGACTTTGCAGAATATTGCTTATCGGTATTATGGGGATTCTGGTAAATGGTTTCTAATTGCTGAAGCCAATACTATCCTCAATCCTTTTAAGGAATTAGAAAGTGGAACCCTTATAAAAATTCCTGTGTATGCCGGCTAAACAAAAACCCATATTATATAATGGAATGGGCCAACCCTACTTGGCCCTTTTCGATTTTCAAGGAATGCCCATTAAGAATCCTCTTACGGGCATTCCTCTTGGAGCGTATATAAGTACCTGGACTTATAGATATGATGAGGAGAAAGAGAATTTAGCTACTATCACTTTTGATACTGGTAATCCAGATACCGTAGATATTGAAGCTTTGCAAGAGGGTCAGGTAATCTGCCTTCAGTGGGGTTATATTTATCCAGACGGTCAATTCGTATCGGGTCCAGTTAAGATAATCAAGGTGAGAGACTTCGATGCTACTTTCGATTCCACGGGTACTCATGTAACTATTAAGTGCATTGATTCAACGGGTGATTTAAGGTACCAACCAGCCTATAACTTTTCGGATATGGAAGGTTATAAGTTATCTACCTTCTTGGACAATGGTTGTGATAATGCTACTGGTGTAATCATAGAAATCTTTCAGTAATGGAACAACAGATAATAAGTAATAAAGTATACGAGTCACTACAGGTGCCTACAGAAAATACTCGAACTACTACTGGAAAGGTGCTTTATGCTAACCGGTTTAGTGGAGTAGCTCAAGTAGCTATGCCTGAGGATTTGAAGGCTCTGATTGATAGCGACTTTGGTTTGGTGGGTAAGAATATCTTGGTTCAATTAGAACAGAAGATGAAAGGTTATACCAATGGGCCTTGGTATGTAGATTCCAGAGATGGAGTTATCTACATACACAATCGTAAGTTCAATGAGGAACCAGTTCATACTTATACTTACCAAGGAGAAAACGGTGAGGTACTCAGTGTATCATTTACTATGGAGAACATTACTAAGAGAGTTAAGGCAACTCTATCTCCTTTGGTAAGTCCAGAAACTAAGGACTTAAATGTAATCACTACTGGTATAAAAGAACCAGAAGAGGAAAAAACTTCGAATGAGAATGACCAATATATAGCCAGAGTAGATAATACAATGGTGGTTAATTATGGTAGTGATAATGTAGAAGATTATCGAAGTCATCCCACAACTAACCATATTGGAGAATGGGATGCTCAGAATAAAAGCTTCGATAGGTACTTAACTCATAGGCAAGCACTTCAGGAATTCAATGCTTCTAATCCTGCAGAAGCTTATGAAAAGGGGAAGCAGAAACATCTGGATGAAATGAATATGGATGAATTAAGAGAGACCATTAATCAAGCAGTTTCTAATTTGCCCAGTGACCGTAAGAGAGCAGTACAACAAGCTTTACGTAATTCAAAGAATGGTAAGGAATTGGAGGCTAATCTTTACAACATCCTTAAAAATGAAAGATACCTATTTGAAGGCGATGACCAGATGACCTATATGACCATAGAATATGTGGACCCCATGGATTATGACCCAGAAGGCTACGCTTCTAATCAAGCAGGTGCTGGAATTGCTTCCGGTATAAACTATCAGATGGGAGTATTACCTGCTTCTAAAAGAGGGTATGCTGCTCTAAAGAATGACCCCTATACCATTGTCCTTAGTGATATGGAAACTGATACTTCTAAACATTATGGTCAAGGTCAATATGGTAAGAAGGTAAAAGTACAACATTGGAAGAAATCTAATGTTAAAGTACCTATCTATAAACTCTATCATAATCTCTTTGGTAGATATGGTGGGGCAGATAAGTATGCTTGGGCAGCTAATGCTAATGCCAATGGTGGTTTAAAGCATACCGAAAAACGGCTCGTATGCAAAATGCAAGTAGTGGGCAGACCTTCTCTAGCATCTTCCCAGATTGTTATAATTGATAACGTGGGTAGACGTTGGTCGGGACCTTGGTACATTAAGCAATGTACTCATTCCATGGATGCAGGTCAAGGTTATGTAACTAACTTAGAGCTGGTTAAGAATGCTGGTAAGTCAGGCTCAGTTACATCGAAATCTGGTTTATCTACTCAAACTATTGTGGCTAATGATGCTAAGTCGAATAGTAAAACCGATAAGGGTAAAGATAAGAAAGCCTTGAGTAATACCAATGAATTAGTACTTGACTTCACCTATAATGAAGTAGTATACTTTGTAGAGAACTTCATGGGTAAGAATGGTGAGGTAGTTGATAAAAAAGGTGCTTCTGAATTTGTTCGTAAGAAAGCTTATTATACTGAAGTAGTTGCTAAAGACCCAATAGCTAAATCAGAAGGTATAGTTATTAGTTCAGGTAATACTACTACTTCTACAGGTAAGTATATCCCAGGCAAGATATCCATCAAGGAAGTTCAAGTACCAGATGATTATTGGGTTAAGTTCGATTATTCAAAAGTAGCTCAGAAGAATTTCACAGAGTACATAAGAAAGAATAAATTAAAATAATTATGGGATACGAAACTGCAAAGATAATAACCGAAGAAGGCCTAGAAGGTCTTGGTAGGTACTACTCAGTTTATCGAGGTATAGTCGTAGACAATGAAGATACTGAGAAGAATATGAATAGGGTGAAAGTATGTATCCCAGAAGTAATGGGCGGTACTTTTGCATGGGCTTTACCTAAAGGACAACACGGTTCAATCAGTACTGGTTTCAAGTTCTTAGCTCCTAAGATAGGCGATATAGTTTTTGTTACCTTCGAGTTCGGAGACCCAACTAAACCTCTTTGGGAATATCATGGGTGGGGATTACAACAAATTCCTGAGCCATTGAATGGTCCCAATAAGATGGGGTTGGTTACTCCCGAAGGTAATTTGATTGTTATCAATGATGATGAAGGAACTCTGAATTTATACTTCAATGGTACTGTATCGGTATACTCAGAATCAGATGTGGTAGTGGCTTCTAAGAAAAGCATTGGTATTAATTCTGGTGATACTGTAGTACTAAATGAGGGTAGTAATAGGGGAATCATTAACATCGAACAGTTAACTGAGAAACTAAATCAAACGATTAAGGAACTTGAACAACTAAGAAGTATGTTCAACTCTCATGTACACTCAGGTGTAACTACTGGACCTGGTTCTTCAGGTCCTACAGTAACTCAAGTAACTAAACCATTCTCACAATTTCAGATTGATGATTATGAGGATAAATCTTGTATACACTAATGGAAAAGAATTACTTCACAGATATAGTTGGTATAGGTGTAACATTCCCTATTCAACTTACTCGAAACGAAAAGGGAGAGACCGGTTGGTACCCAGTCAATGGGGATTTCAAACTTATCCGGGATAATATAAGTGCTATCCTATATTACATGATTGGCCAGAGATTTCGACAAGAAAACTTTGGTAGTAAACTTTGGCAATGTATCGAGGAACCAAACTCACAAGCCCTAAGTTTTATAATTAAAGAGTTTTTAAAACAAGCCATAGGTGCATGGGAACAGAGAATAACCTTCCAAAGCATTACCGTTACTAGAGTTGATGCAAAAATACATATAGAAGTAGCTTATGTAGTAAATGGAACAAATTCTAGTCAGTACCTCGACATCACCTATGATCACTCGGATAATTCATTAAATACACAATAATATGGGAATCACAAATAAATGGCTTAACCCATACCAGAGGTCTTACCAACAAATTAAGGCCAAGCTGGTAGAATCCCTTATGGGTCTTAAGGACAAGGATGGTCAGAAACTCATAACGGACTATTCGGAGGGAAACATCCTTATTATCATTCTCTCCTTGTTTGCAGCAATTGCCGAAGTACTGCATTACTATGTAGACAATATGGCAAGAGAAACTTTCTTATCTACGGCTCGTAGATATGATTCGGTAGTTAAACATGGTGCATTGGTAGATTACCATGCTCGAGCAGCAATTGCCGCTACGGTAGATGTAATCTTATCTAGAAGTATTACTGGTAACTCCATTGGTGCAAAGTTAACCATACCACAAGGAACTCTATTTACAGACCAGAGTGGTAATAGCTGGTTATCTGCCCGAGACGTTACTTGGTATTCAAATGTAACTACCTGCAGGGTACCAATTATTCAACACGAGAAGTATACTACAAGTGCTCTCAATAACATGGTAATACCCACAGGAGATAGAGTACAACTTAATCTTGGTACATTACCCAACGGTAAGTATTATGAACATGGCTCTATGTCTTTACAAATAGGTGGGGAATCTTGGGTACTGGTAGAAACCTTTGCAAAGTCTAAACCTACTGATAAACATTTTATGGTGTCAGTAGATGAGTCTCTAAACCCCTATATTATGTTTGGGGATGGTACCTTTGGTAAGAAACCTGCAGCAGGTGCAAAGATAACCAATGTAGTATTCTACTTAACCAATGGTTCTCAGGGTAATGTAAAGAGTAATACAATTACCTCAGTACCTTCCGTTATATCCTCATCAATTACAGATGCCACTGTAAGTAATGCTTATGATGCCGGAGGCGGTTCTAATTATGAGAACTTCACTATGCTCAAGGAACATATACCTTTGAGTGTTAAGACTCTGGGAGTAGCTATTACCAAAGAGGATTTCGAAAGCCTGGCAATGTTAGTTGATGGGGTTAATAAGGCAAAAGCAGATTACGAATGTGGTAGAAAACTTACGGTATATATTAGCCCAGATGGTGGAGCAGTAGCTTCTTCTGAGTTAATCAGTAGAGTATATAATCTATTATCTCAAAGGGCTCCAATGACTACTTGGCTCAAGGTTAAATCTGCAGGCAAAGTTCAAATCATTTTGGAAATGGATGTCACTGGAAAGAAATCATATAAGACTGCCGAGATACAGACTCAAATCCTTACTGCTTTGTATAATGCCTACTCTCCAGAACAAGCAGAGATTGGGGGAAGCGTAAGGGTATCTGATATCTATGCTCTGATTGATAATTTGTCTACTGTAGATTACCTACACCTTACCAAGTTCTATATCAAGCCTTGGCCTACTACTATCTATGGCAACAAAGAACTTGCATTGGGACAATTCAAATTGAATAAGGCTACTGGGTCTATGACCTACTTCATAACCTTCAATTCATCTACGACTTTCACAGTACGTTCAGTATCGAATGGTTATGTAGCTACGGGCTCTGTTGGTGGTTCACTTCAGGTAGTAGACAAGGCAAATGGTTTTGACTTCTCCCTGGATATACAGAACAACAGTTACCAATCTGGGTACCGTTATTCAATTACAGTATCAGAACCCAACCATGATTATGAAGACCCTGGTTTTAATTTACCAGTATTCGAAAATGCTTCACAGTTAACACTAACCGTAAATGAGATAGTATGATAAACCTCAAAAACCTAATCGATTTTTTACCATTCGAATATAAGGACCAAGATACTTATAAGGTAAATGGTAAGGGCATTCTGGAGAGGTTTCTAGAAATTTGTGGAGAGCATTTTGAAGATTATATTACTAAGGACATTGATAACATTCTGGATATTATTGATATAGATAAAACTCCAGACATGTATCTCAACTTTCTTTGGCAATTCCTCGGAGAAATGCCCTTCGCTTATGGGAACACAATAGATGCCCAGAAGTGGTCAGAGTACTTTAATGGTTTCTACTCAGACAGTAAACTCCAGGAATTATCAAAGCTTTGGATAATACCCAAGGAGGGACCTTTTACCTTAACCAGTACTCAAGTAAGAAACATTCTAAGATACTCGGTATCTCTATTCAAGATACGAGGTACTTCTGAGTTCTTCGAAATAATGATGAGGCTATATGGGTTAACCTGTACAGTCTCAGACCCTGCTAAGGCAGATTCTTACGATGGTTGGATAAAAGGCCATCCTTACTTCGACCAATACTTCTTGTACGACGACAAGTATTCCTATGATAATACATTTGATTGTTCTCAATGTATACCGGTAACCTTTAGTCTTACAGGTCATGGGTATACTTCGAATTCGGAGGCATTCAAGAGATTTAGGGAAGCAGTAGAAAGTTTCTTCCGAAGATTCATACCTTACCACGTATCCTTCAATATCCAATATGGATTTACGGTAAACGATGGGTATGCAATCAAAGCAGAATTGGTAAACCCAGACCAACCAAATCTGATAACTTCTGAAGTATACGAAGTACCAGTTAGGGTAATGGTAACTGCTGATTGGCCTAATGCAGATTTAAGATTTCAGATATCAAGTGATAAGATAAACTGGGGATACACAAAACATCCAAGTGATTCCATATTTAATATACCAAGGGCTGGTACTTATTATTTCAGAAGTGTTGGGGATAACTCTAAGATAACCCAAATCACAGTAGGTCAAGAATCCTATAATAGGGTATATTCAATTACCTGTGACCCAGTTACTGCAGAGATAACTCCATCAAAGCTAAGTGTATATACGGTAGTAAGGGCTAACGTATCTTATAAGGGACAAATCAAAACTTGTAATGTTCGACTGTCAGGGACTGACCAAGTAAAGGTATCAGGAGCAACTTGGGAATTTAAAGAACCAGGTACTTATTACTTTGAGATTGTAGAGTTCCCAGTAAAGCAAACTTCCTTTGTAGTAACCAGACAAGAGATTACTTATAAGGTAAGATGTACTCCCTCTGAGTTTCGAGTTGGGGATAAACAAAGTATACGGGATGCAACTACTACCCTAACCATCGAATCCAATTACCCAGAATCATTTACCGGGGACTTATACTGTAGGTTGGTAGGTGACACTAAGTTATTTAAGAATGGTGATAAGTTTACTGCCAGCAGTTATGGTACCTATAAGTTTAGGTGTACTCTTGATAAAAGAGAAACTGAAGAAGGTGTAGGTATCTTCGAAGTAACTTCTGGTAAGACTGCAATCTATCGAGTTAGTATTAACCCACCATCCTCTACTTTGTTCAATGGCTCAGCCAAGACCGCAGTAAGTATTCAACGTATCTCAGGTAATGGAGATGATTATAGAGTAAGAGTGATAGAGACTGGGGAAGTATTTGATGCTAAGAGTGGTTATGTATATACTACTAATAGGTCAGGAACTTATACTTTCCAATCCGTAGCATACCCCTCTGCAAGGACTATCTGGACTGTAAGCAATTATCCAACAGTATATCAGAATAAGTTAAAGATAGTTCCTTCAGATACTACCGATGAACATTGGCAAGAACCCGATTGGACTTTACCTGAAGACCAGATTGATGATACCTATGCAGTATATGCTTTGGTAGATGAGAAGTCTGCTTGTAAGTTCTCACTGGAAGAGATGAAGAATGGGGTAAATGTAAATGGTACTGCTACTTGTGATGAGACTGGGGAAACCTATAACCTGGGTGAAGAGATTACTCTTACCAAGGCAGGTACCTATACCTTTGTAGCTGATGATGGTTCTTCTCTAAGATGCCAAGTAATCCTAGAAGATTATCCAACTATCATTGAGATATCTTGTACTCCAGAGTATGCCGAACTAAAGGGTACTGTTAAACAAGTATCTACCCTAATCAAGTGTACTTCGAATAAACCAGATTTCGATAGTAGAATTAGGGAAGTAGGTAAGGTTAATACCTACGATGCTGGTGGACAAGGCTATGAATTCATCACTGCTCAAGCAGGAGAATATATCTTTGAATCAGTTGCAGATACTTCTAAGAGAACTAAGTTCACAGTAGTAGATGCAGATCTCTTAAGTGTTAGTCCTCAAAAGTTGGAATGGGATTTCGATGACCTATCGGAAAAGACTTTCACCATTACAACCTACAGTAATCAATCTTGGCAAATAGTAGAACAATGATAAACACAATCGATAGAATCACTGAGACCACAACTCAGTCTTTATTCAAGACACTTACTGTGGGCATATTGGGAGAATGTACTCAAATCCTCCATGACCTGAGATGGATGATAGTATTAGCAATAATACTAATTCTATCCGACTTATGGTTTGGTATATCTGCGAGTAGAGTTCAAGGTATAGAAATTCGAAAATCTAGGGCTGGAAGAAGAACTCTAAATAAAGTAGTAGATTATATCTGCTATGTTTTATTGGGAGCTGTACTTGGTAAGGCTATAGGTGAACCTTATGGGATGGACCCAATCGTAGTATCCATAACTGTAATGGTGTTATGCTATTGCTTCGAAGTAGATAGTATATATGGGCATATCTGCGAAATACATGGTATCAAAAAGAAGTACAGTATATGGAAGATTCTCTTTAAATTGTTAACCTTCAAGTTCAAGGACTTGGGTGAAGCATTTAAGGATATGGCAGAACAAAAGAATAACTTTAAAAATAACAATAATGAAGACGTACTTTAAGTATGAAGGTATCATTAAATCAAAGGAAGCAGCAGAGGCAATTGCTGCTCCCTCTGGTTTAGGGCCATTCTGTGGTTTCGGCTCAGCCACCATAAATGGTAGTAGGTTAACGGTATCTCCTCAAGGAGTATCTGGGAGTAAGTATGCTAATGTAATCAAGGACCGTATCATGGCAAGGTACATGGCAAAGGCTTCAGAAGATGGAGAATTACCCGATGTAAACTTTGGTTGTATCTCAAGAGATGGATATGTATTTATCTCTGATGAGCAAACTCTTACTGTCGAAAATATTCAAGGTACTCAAGGCTCAACCGAAGAGGTATTACTCTTTGCAGTACATACTACTATCTCAGAACCAGTAGATAACCCAGTAGACTTCGTAGCCTATTGGAATGAATCCTCAGAAAGCTTCTATGATTTATTCAAGAAGGCTAACGATATCTATTACCCGATTGCCGAGGCAAATCGTACTCCGAGTATACTCAATAGTGATGTATATTCCGATTATAATATGACCTATAGCAATCTTCTAGAGATGGTAGAGAGTGCTTGCCCTTATTACTCTAATAATAAGAATTCGGTTGTTCTTATCGGTATCTATGGTAAGGGTACAGATGTAATGACAAAACGAAATGAGAACTTTGCAATCGTACCCTACCAAGGTAAATTCCAAGAGATACCTTTTACTACTGCAACCTATAGTTCATTCAAAGAATCTATAAAGAGAACCGAAGAAATGAATACTGGGTTCCCAGTAGTAGATGAAGCAGGCAATTCATTGAACATCAAACAATACATTGATGCTCAACTTGAGGCAATCAGAAAAGAATTTGCCGAGTCTCTGAGTACTGCTAATCTCCCAATCGGTTCTATTATCCTCTGGGAAACTGATGTAATCCCAGAAGGATGGGCAGAATACACCAAGGCTTCTGGTAGAATAGTTATTGGTTACCAAGCAGGAGGTATTCAGATTGGTGATGAAACTATGTTACAGAATGTGGGTGATTACTATACACCTACTCAAGGTAATTTTCTTATCCAGATTAAGGGGGATGATTTGCCTAAACATAGACATGCTCTTGGTGTATCTAAAGGTAAGCAGGATAATGCTAACAACTGGGAGAACGTTCGTCCTCAGTCCTTCTTTAATAGAGAGACAGGTTTGAATGGTGACTTTGGTAGAGGAACTCCAACTAAGGGAATCCAAGATGGTGCTATTGTAGTGAGCTGGAATTTGCTTGGTGAAAGTTTCTTACAAGAGACTTCGGTAGAGACTTTGAATATCGAAAAATTACCACCGACTATTACATTACGATATATCCAAAAGATATCATCATAAGTAACTTCATTCCACTTCATAATATAGATTGAATTAGTTATTAGTATTAGGACACTTTACAAATCGTGTTTGCATAGTTGATTTTGAAAATCTGTTGGGAAAGGGACGTTGGGAAACGCCCCTTTTCTTTTGTGTTAATACTTAAGTTCTTCCTTAGCTCTATCTTCCCAGTATTGGATATCTTGTCTAAGTTCTGAGATATATCTCATAGATTCATTAGTCTTGGGCATTTCGAAAAATTCGATAAGCATTATATTAGTTATTCGAGTACTATTTTCAAGCCTTTCCTTGATAAAAGGGGGAGGAGTAATTAATACCTCAAACAAAAGATAGGCATCTGGAGAAAGCTTATCTTTCATATAAGTATACATCATATCAAGCATTTCTGATTTAGCTTTCTCTTCTTCGGTATCATCCTCTAATTCTTTGTCATTGTCGAATAAGTCATCAAGTTTAAAGAGGCTTTGATTATACTCTGCTTGTTCTCCGTATGCCGAACGAAGCAATTTATTTTTGAATGTACTAAGTGATGCAAGGATTCTTGCTTTAAGATGTTCTTCAGTACATTCACCATAGTATTTGTTGAAAACAAATAGCATCTTATCCCAGAAATAAGATTGAATGATATCAGGTGTAAGGTTAAACCTTTTATAATCAATCTGTCGGGTAAGATTTCTGATTACTGGCTTACAGACTTTATAAAGTCTGTTGAATGTAGCTTCATCATATTCCTGCATAGGTTTTAATCTATGAAGCTCTGAGCCATTATTTCCTTTACTTTTTCCCATGTTCTTTTAAATATTCGTTATGCAAATATAAGTATTTTTTCTTATATAAAATAATAATATTAAATATACTTGAGCTTAAGGTAGTGGATTAGTATGTTTCTAGATAGTTGTCAACATGCTCAGAACTATCTCGGTACTATCAAAATCTATTAGTTTATAAATATTGCAATATAGATATGAAAAAGTTTAAAGACTCAGTTAAATTTAGTTTTACTCCGGACTTCCAGTTAGAGATACTCCGGTTCATTCTAAGGGATAAAGAAGGTGGTTTAGTCCTGCGTCGGGTTAAATCAAGTTATCTGGTTCTCATAGAACATGCTCTTATATTCGAGGGCATATCAAAGTATTTTAAAAAGCAAGGCAAGATGCCTTCAGAAAATATTCTGAAGCAGGTTATAAAAGAATTGCTAGAATCAAAGGCATACGTCGATTTAGTAACTAAGGATGACTTGCCAAGTATTCAAAAATTGATAAGCAATTTGTATCATATTCCCTTATCTGATTCGGAATATATCAAGGAAAGGATATATCAGTTCTCTACTTACGTTGAAATGAAGAACCTAAATGATTCCTTCGACTTGGATAACTTCGAACAATATGAAGAATATTCAAGGAAGATTGAGAAGGTACTTCAGAAAAGTAAACCTAAGAAAGAGGATGAACCCTTATATATGATACGAGATGTTACAGAAAGACAGTTTAAAAGACAATCTGAACCATCCGTAATACCTTGCCCATATAGGCAATTGAATGACCTTACCAATGCAGGAGGTTACCCAGAACATTCTGTAAATGTGATATTGGATAAACCTAAAGCAAAGAAGACATTTTTCATGGTAAACCTTGCAAGAGGTTATCTCAGAATGAAGAAGTCAGTATTATACATAGATACAGAAAATGGTCAGGACCAAATCATGGACCGTTTCATTCAATCAAGTATTAATAAAACTAAGAAGGAATTATACTCGGGTGAATATGATAAACTTGAGGCAAAGCATTTAAGGAAACTTGCAAGGTTTGGAGTTGAATTAGTGGTTGAGCGTGTACCAGCAATGATTACTAATACCACTTATATAAGGGAAAAGATAATTCAGCTTCGTAATCAAGGAATTGATATTAAAGTTCTTATGGTTGACTACGCTGGTAAGCTTGCATCAATATCTAGAGACAGAGAAGATTTCGAAAGAATATCCAATGTATATGTAGACCTGCAAAACTTAGCAGAAGAATTACACTTGGATATTATATGGACTGCTCACCATATTACTCGTGAAGGTAAAAAACATAGACTTACTCGATATGATGAGAATGATATCTCTGGGTCAATTGCTATTGTACGTAATGCCCAAGTTATCATGGGTCTTAATTCTACCGAGCAAGAAGAGAAGGATAATATTCTTCGAGCCGAGATAGTAGTACAGAGAGATGGTCTTCCTTCCGGTAGAGCATTATTCAAATGTGATGTTGAAAGGCAAAGATGTACAGAGTTTACCAAGGAACAACGTAAACAATATGATGAAGTGTATTCTGGAGTATTAGATTCTATGATGAAGAGTTCTAAAGATAATCCCTCTGCAAATAAAGAAAAGTATGAGAAGAAATCAGGTGATATCTAAAAGAAAGTTAATATCTAATATAGTAGGGTGGCCAGATTATTATATTTCTAAGAGAAGTAGGTTATATAGATACTACCCTAAAAGAAAAGTATGGATGTTATTAAAAGGTACCCTCAATCGGGGTAGGATATATCATATATTAAGAGATAGTAATAAACATAAAAGGATTCAGGCTTCTAGATTAGTAGCCTTAGCTTGGGTACCTAACCCAGAGAGTAAACCTCATGTATGTCATAAAGATAATAACCCTTGCAATAATATACATACTAATCTTTATTGGGGTACACAGAAAGAAAATATACAACAGTGTATCAGGGATAATAGATTTAGACCTCAAGGTAAAGTACCCATATCTAGAAAGGATATACTTAATCTTAATAAAGATTATTTAAACGGTGTTACTATAAAGGAACTAAAACAGAAATACAATATAACCCATATTCATAGATACGTTAAAGAAACTAAAAAGAGATATAGATTAGGACATGATAGGGTACGAGAGTTAATTAGGGATAAAGCCAAGGGTTACTCCAATAAAGAATTGGGAGAAAAGTATAAGCTAAGTAAAGCTAGTATTAGTCACTACTTAAATAGAAGTTTATGAAAATAACAAATCAGTTTAAGTCTAAGCTCAAAACTTATTTCATTAAAAGACTTGGAGCTTTTGAATATCGACATGGCTGGATGCGTATACCAACTTGCCCCTATTGTGGGAGAGAACATAAGTTGGGAGTTAACCTTTCTATGTATAGAACCAATTGTTTTAGATGTAATGCCCATCCTTCTCCTGCTCAACTAATAATGGACATAGAAGGATTTACTGAGTACCATGAACTAATTAATTTTTTGAACAATGGACAATTTGATGAACTACAGTTTAAGGAAGAGAAAATCGAACTTGCCGAAAGTAAGCCCGTATATCTCCCAGATGGATTTAGAAATATTTCGCTCGGAGACAGCCAACTTGCAAAAAGCATTCGAGGGTATGTCAAGAAACGCGGCTTTAATATCGAGAAGTTTTCAAGATGTGGTATCGGATATGGAACAATGGGTACGACATATGGGTACCTCATCATCCCCTTTTATTACAAAGGCCAACTTAGATATTATAATGCTCGAAATGTTATCGGCAAAGGGCCCAGATATAATAACCCAGACAAAGACATCACCGGTTTGGGAAAACAGTTTATCATCTTTAATCATGACGCATTGGAGATGTACAGGTCGGTATTCATTTGCGAAGGAGCACTTAATGCTCTCACAATCGGGGATAGAGCAATTGCCACAATGGGCAAAGCTATTAGTCAGTACCAAGTCAATGAACTACTTAAATCCCAATGCCAAAGATATATTATCCTTTTAGACCCCGATGCCAGGTCTTATGCTGTTAATCTCGCACTTAAATTAGTAGCTTATAAAAAAGTCAAGGTAGTATTTCTTCCAGAGGGTTTTGATGTAAATGATTTGGGAAAGAAACAAACACTTAAGCTAGTATATCAAACAAGGTATCAAAGTTATCAAGAACTGATTCAAATCAGAAACTCTTTGGAGTAAGGAGTTCCTATTATATTATAAAATAATATATTTATGCGTGAACCATCTATCCATATAACTAAGCCTCAATTTGAGGAAATATTAAATACCTTAGAGGTAAATAATTTCCCAGTTGAGGCTTTTTTTGTTATTGCCCGGAAAATGGCAATAAATCATAGAGCAGTCTTAGTTTCTAACAATAAGAATACTAAGAGAGTTAATAACATTTTACTAGCATCTAAGGGGGATGCTGCCCTTGTTGCTGATATTTTATATGCAACTCGTATAAAGTTAAAGCATAGAGGGGTTCGTAAAATAAACGAAAGTAATTCTCGAGAATGGGCAAATTGTAAAAAGCTTGCAGAAGTATGTAATAACTTCTGTGAAGATTTCAAATTTGATACCCGGGAAGGTTTTATTAAATACATTGAGACTGGGTTAAAGAGGATGACTGATTATCGTAATGTTATGCAAAGGTTATTATCCATGCAGGAGAACATTACTAATCAGATAGATGCTGAGATAGAATTACAACATTCAGATTTAGAACTTACTAAAGAGATACATGATTATTTCATAGGTAAGATTGCTAAGGCAACTGGTATATATGAGTCTTATGAAAATCAACCCGAGAAGTATGTACACTTTGCAAAGGTAGGTGAATTCCTAAAAGAGGAGGGCTGGAATTATAAGACCTTCATCGATGCTCAGTTTGAATCTCTTGCATGGTGCAATGGGTTACCGGATATTGCACAAATGTATACGGATAAAGCAATTGAAAGATACAATAAGTATTTATATAAATATAAGAATAAACAACTACTTGAAGGTGAACCAGAAGTTGAAGGTTCCCTTTGGGATAAAATAAGAAAATGATATGAAAGGTTTACAATTTTTCGGAAACAGAGTAGAGGATGCAGCTAATGCTTTTATAGATGTCCTCAAGTATTCAGACCAATCCGTGGATTATCCAGATTTTAAGGATATCGAACCATGGCCTGATGAGATAATTAATATGTTCTATGTGATTTGGAAGAATGCCAAGTTCTCAGAACTAAGTGCCATCATTATGTATACCCAACAGTCTTCTAGATTTGAAGAAATATCAGAATTGATGTTGGGTATTGGTTTGGTAGAGATGAGACACCTTGATAAGATATCGGACTTTTTACAAAAGGCAGATCCCTATGAGGATTACTCTACCATGAATATTAATCCTACGATTGAGATTGGTTCTACTTGGGAACAAGCTTTAAAGATTGCTTTGAATTCCGAGATAGAAACTATTGGTCACTACAAGAAAATTCAAAGAGCAATTGCTCAATACGAAGAACGCCCAGATTACGATGACGTGAATTATTTCCTTGAGAAATTGATTGCGGATGAGGAGCATCATATTAAACTTCTCAAGGAAGCAATGGGTATGGATAAATCTACTAAGGGTGTAACGGTAATTATCAAATGAGTAGGATAATCATACAGAATGGAAATATGTGCGAACTCGACTTACCTCTTAAGTTCGCACAAAAACTTTATAATGAGTTCGCTATTCGACATCCAAATGCTTTCTACTTACGTACAAGGCAAAGAGGTATGCAGAATTGGGACGGTAAGATTCATTACATCACCAAGACTGGGCAATTTAAAATAGGTTTACTTCCCAAAGTATACGATATGTGTATTGAGATGGGGATTAAACCTAAAGTTGTAGATATGAGACAACCTTTACCTAAAGTCAGTAAAGTAGTTACGAATATAGGCAAATATAAATTAAGACCAGAGCAAGAGAAAGCTGTTAAGGCAGTTATCAATAATAAGATAGGGAATACACCTTTTCATATTGGCGTATTAGATTACACTGTTAATGCAGGTAAAACACTTATCATGTCGTCTTTATATTTATCCTATAAGAAGCAGTTAAAGACTTTGCTAATAACTAATGACTCAGATTGGTTAAATCAAGCTAGAGAAGAATTTAAGCAATATCTTCCGGGAGAAGATATCACTTTTGTTCAAGGCAAGGTTTTAAACTGGAGTAACTTTACTATAGGTATGGTTCAATCCATCTCAAGGAATATGAGGTTCTATCAAAAGGAATTATCTCAAATAGATATGGTACTTGTGGATGAGGCTGACCAGGGAGGTAGTAAGCAATATCAGAATGTAATCACTCGGTTATTTAATACCAGAATTCGTATAGGATTATCTGGTACCATTTATATGAGCAAGCTTGCTAAGGATAAAGTTAAGAATATGAACCTTGAATGTTTCTTTGGTAAAGTGATTGCCGAGTTTAAACTTAAGGATTCTATCAAAAAGGGTTACTCAACAAAAACCGTTGTAAAGATGGTACCTGGTAAACCCTGGTATGGTAATTGGGAATCTGATTGTATTTCCTATAAGGAAATATACGATGATTCAATCACCAATTGTTATACAGCTTGGTTAATGGCTTATAATAGATTACTATGGAACCTTAATCAAGGCAGATACCCTGCTCTTGTAGTATGCAAGCATATTGCACATTGTGAAAATCTATATAAGTTCTTTAAAAAGAAACTGGGCGATGCCTATAATATTGCCTACGTGCATGTTAATACTCCCTCTAAGTTAAGACAACAAATAATGATGGATTTTAGGGAAGGCAAAATAGATATCTTGGTATCAACTACAATCATTGCTCGAGGTAAAAACTTTCCTAAGCTTAGGTATTTACTTAATGCAGCAAGCATGGATAGTCAGGAAAAATCTATTCAGTTTCTTGGTCGTTTGGTAAGAACCGATAAATCGAAAAAGAAAGTATACCTGGATGACCTTCATTATCCTGGCCCTTATTTAGATAGGCATGGTAAGCATAGGAAGCAATATTATCAGAGACAAGAATTGAAAGTAATATTGTTAGATAAGCTATGGAAGAAACATCCTAACCATAGCCTTATTAAGAGTTAACTAGAAGTACTATGAGTATTTACTTTTTCTCCGTAGGAGGAAAAGAAGATTACAATTAATAAGCATATAGGCATTATGAATAATGATAAACTAATATGTATCAGAGATGAGGATGATAATAAACTAACTACTCTCTTATCAGATGGTTGGAGGATAATTCAAATCTCTGCATCAGGTATTTATTGCTGGGTACTCTTAAGGAAAACCCAATAACACTAAAAAGAAAATTAAAGGCTTTCAGTGATGGAGAAATATATTTTAATTACAGCGGTTGTTATTATGATAATAATACTCGCTTTAGACTTCATATTTTCTAAGGATGGTTATCAATGCCATTCATGTAAGAAACGTTTTCATAAAGAGGATTTGGAAATCAAAGGATGGCATTTCAAAGAATGGGTCTGTCCTAATTGTAAACACATTAATTATACTTATGATGAGGAAGATTAAAGAATGGTTTAAGTCTCTTGTTGTGGGGGAGGTACATAATCCTAAACATGTATTCAACTGTAGAGATTTGATATGGATATCAAGCTTGGAAACTTCTCAAAATACTCCCGAATGCTTTACTCATTATTTCTATCTGTACTGGAGTAATGGTATGGTAGTCAAAGTATGTCAAGAGAGTCATGATAGAAATTCATACCAAGAATTATATAAACTCAGGGAACTATTTATAAATAACATCGGTTATTCCTATGTTCCCATAGAAGATAACAGTGAAATATACATTTTATAAACGTAAAAAAGATATATAATGGCTAAGAAAAAGAAACAACTTCCTGACTTATCGAAGCAAGATATCCTTACTCCCATAGATGTTAGTACTCTGGGAACTAATGGAGACCCTTGCTTCGGTATTGGGTATGATTTATCTACTAAAGAATGTAAACTATGTGGAGACTCAGAATTATGTGCATTCAAGATGTCACAGAACTTGAACATCACCAGGAAAGAACTTGAACAGAAGAATCAATACAAGGATTTGGATGTACTTGAAGATACAGTTGGTATCAAGAAATACATCCGAGGCTTGATTCGGAAAGGGAAAGACAGAAAAGAGGTTATTACCAAAACCGTTGAGAAATTCGAAGTACCAAGAAAACGTATTAGAGAACTTTATAAAGAGTGTACTAAATAATGAAACCAATAGAGATGATATGGGCTATGTTCAAGGTATACCTTAACAACCCAAACTATTTTGTAAAGCAAGAAGATGTACTTGCTAATTTATGTATGGAGGGTTCTACCGATGTAATCAGGATGTGTAATTCATTGGGAGTACATGTTTCTAGACCCGAGAAATTAACCTTTGGACAACTTTTACGTAAATGTAATATATTATGAACAGATTTAGATTTATCAAAGTAAGGGAGGTAGTATCTCCCAACAGAGCAAACCCAAATGATGCTGGGTTAGATTTTTATGTACCAACCAACTTGACTTCAGAGGATATCCACTCTAAGAATGAATTTGATTCAGGAGGATATGATTTGGATATACCCTTTAGTGAACATTTCGTAAGGCATATAGCTTTACAACCTGGGCATAGGATACTTATCCCATCGGGTATCAAAGGTTTGCTAGAACCTCCTGCATCTATGTTAATGGCAGCAAACAAATCTGGTATAGCTACTAAGAAAGGGTTAATCTTTACTGCCGAGATAGTAGATTCTCCCTATGTTGGAGAGATACACATTGGAGTATACAACACTTCTCAAGAAGCCCAGGTTATTGAGGCTGGCCAGAAGCTGGTACAATTTATTCATGTACCTATCCATATTACTGAACCAGAAGAGATTCAACAAGAGGAATTTTATACTGAATCCCAGATGTGGGGAAGTAGAGGAGGGAATGGTTTTGGTTCATCAGGAAGTAAATAATCATGGACATCAGGAATATAAATGAACAAGTGCCTCAGGTAGAAGAAACTGAGGCACGGGTACTACAGGAAATGTATGTTCTTGGGATAGAGCAATTCTCTGGGTATAAATCCATAGAAAAGCTACCAGATTACCCATTAGATATAAATAATCCAAAGAGCCAAGTTATTCTAAAGGATTTTATTGGTAGAGTTATTGAAGAGTTAACTGAAGGATTCGAATCTACCGATGAAGTAGTATCTATATATCGTGATTATGGATGGAATAATGATTGTTTAACCTCAGAGGAATATACTCAGGTATTAAATCATCTAGCAAATGCAAATGAAGAACAAGCAGATGCCTTGGGATTCTTCTTTACTTTGCTTTTGTATTCTAATATATTGCCAGAAGATATATTAAAATACCAAGATGCAAAGAGTTTATTTGAGGTAATGGCAATTGGAGTCAAAGACTTACTCATCAAGTACCCAGACCATCGAAGTGTAAGGAAATACCCTATACTAAGTCCAACTGATTGGGCAAGAGAAGATAGAGCAGAATATGATAAGATAGTTTCTTATACCCCAGGTTTTCATGAAATGAGCGAGATATCTCATGAAAATGAGAAGCTATATTTATGGGAAGTAATATATGAACTTAATAAAGCAAGGAACTTCCTTAAATGTAGACCCTGGAAACAAACTCAAGTGATGACCAAAGAAATAGATTTTCAGGAATCTTTGGTAAAGTCATTCTATCTCTATATGGGATTTTTAGCCATGAATGGGTTTACTCCTTGTGGATTATTTAGTTTATTCTTTAAAAAACAACGTCTCAATTTATGGAGACAAAATACTAATTACTAGCATGTCAGGATGGAACCATAAATTAGAGGGACTTCAACTTAATCCGGAGGAGTCCCTCCATTCGTTAGAATTTGCTACTTCACAAGAGGCATGGGAAAAACTCAATGAGGGATTCCTAAGATTAGAGCCTGCTTTATTTGCAAAGGGGGCTATTGCCAATAGTGGGGTAGCAGTAGTGTATAACGTATTCATAAAGATACGCAATGCCTGGGTAGACCCAGAATTTGATTATGGGAGATGTTTCAATTATAAAGAAACTAAGTGGACTAGCTTATTGAATAACTACATAGACTTTAATAAGCTTGACTTGTTGCGTAGTAAACTGAGAGTACTGAGAAATAAGTACAATCAGAATTACAATATAACCTATATGTTTAACAATCATCATGATAACGGAAAGCAATGTCTAATAGCAGCGACTTTTTCAAAACGATTCGGGGAGGACATCCCAGTTATTACAATGGTAGTTCGGGCTTCGGAGATTACCAAGAGGTTAATATTCGATTTCCTATTAATTCAACGAATGTCAGAGTACGTATATGGGCCGGACCAGTCAGTACAAATCAACCTATTTGCGACTCAAATGTACGGAAATGTGGAGACACTTCTAATGTATCATACCCATAAACCTTTGAAGAAGGTACTTAAAGGAGCAGAGGAGAATTCATGGAATAAGAGGATAAAAGAGATATGGAAAAAATTCCAAAAGGGCACAGAGAAGGAATTCTCTTCATTCAAGGTATTCTTTAGAAGTTTTAAAGTGCTCAGACCAGATTTATATGAGGAAACATATAAATCAATGAAAGCAAAAGAATTACTTCTTGAATACGAAGATATTGAATATCCCGAGAATGTAATTTCTTACTCTCAACGTAAAGCCTATAAGAAGAAACTTTTAAAACAAAAGAACAATGGAAGCTAAGGAATTTTTAAATCAGAAGCGTATAGGATTAGTAAACAAATTCTATTACCAAGTTTTTGAGATTAAAAAGAACGGGGGAGAACCAGATATACCCTTGTTATTAAAAGAGGTAGAGGATTTTGATGATTTTGTATATCGCTACTGGCATATGACCTGGGTTAGTTCTACAATGTCATACAATTAAATATTTATATTATATGAGGATATATTCGAACAGTTTTGAGTTAATGTCCGAAATGGGCAGAGAACTCAACAGTTATGGTCAAACTGTAAAACCAAAGACCTATCAGAATAAAGTGATTGAAGGTAATGAGGATTTTATTACAAAAGAACTCATTTGCCAACAATATTGTTTAACTTCACTTGGAGACCCAGTATGGTTATTCATATTCTCTCATTCAAAGGAATGGGCAGATGCCGAGTTTAAAGAAAGGATATCCCATAATGATATCAATCCAGGAGAAGCTTGGAAATTAAGAAAAGACTTATGGGAACAATTCCTTAATGATAATGGCATGTTCGATTACACATACAATGAGAGAATGGGGGGAGTATTAATATCGGATTTAGTTCGTCTTTTAAAGAGAGATCCAGATACAAGAAAGGCAATTATACCCATATTCGACCATGATGATACTTTATACTATGGCGGTAGACAACGTATTCCTTGCTCTATGTATTATGATTTCCTTATACGTCAGAATGGTAAAGGAGAGAGGGTATTACATATTTGCTATCATCAAAGAAGTTCAGATTTTATAACCCATTTCGGTAATGACGTATATCTTGCATGGAGACTTATGGAATATGTAGCTAAAGAGGTAGGAGTAAAACCTGGTTACTTATATCATGCCATAGATTCTTTACATGCTTATAAGAAAGATTGGATATCATTAGCTTCTAATCTGGAAGACTTACAAGAGAAATACTAATATACGAGGGATGTATCTACTACTGGGGGGTATGTCCCTTTTTCTATTTTAAAATATGGAGACACGGTATACAATAATAAAAAACAAGAGAGAGCTTAAGAAACTTATTGCTTGTTGTAAAGCTACAGGTTATGCTTGCTGTGACTATGAAACAAATGCAGAACCTATATATAATAAGGGTTTTAAGCCAACTATACTCTCAGTATCCTGGATGCCAGGGTTTGGTGCTTCCATTCCTTTAGACCATTTCGAAACAAAAGATTATACTTCACCCGGTTGGAATTGGAAAAAGATGCTAAGGAAATTTGGGGAAGAGGTAATCGAGAATTATGACATTGTAAAGGTGGCATGGAACTGGAAGTTTGATGACCAGATAAACCAAAAGTATCAAATATTCTATAGGGGTACTTGTTTAGATGGTATGCTTGCAAAATATGTTCTTAATGAGGAAAAACCTCATGACCTAAAATCAATGGTAAGAAGGTATTTGCCTGAGTATGGTAATTATGAGAAACAAGATGCTTTTGATAAGATACCTTGGGATAAAAAAGAATTAGACCCACTTTGCCATTATGGATGTCAAGATACGGATTATACACTTAGGTTAATGATATTCTTTGAGAAGAAGTTGGTGGATTTAGGTATGTATTCTGTATTCCGTAATTTATTTATGTGTAATTCACGGGTACTTACTTCGGTAGAAAAGGAAGGTTTATATCTAGATACTGAGTTCAATAAAAAGCTTTTGGAAGAATATAAACCAAAAATAGATGCTGCTAGAGACGCAATATACGCTTTGCCAAGAGTAAAGAAATTCGAAAAGAAGTATAACCAAGAAAAGATTGATAAATATATTCAGTCTATTGAAGATGAACTTGAAGAGTTAGATTATAATGACCCAAAAGATAAACGGAAGATTGCATCAAGGGAACAGAAAATCTCGAATATCAAAGCAGGTATATTCACAACTAAAAAGGAACAAGAATTAATAAGGCCAATTAATTTGGGTAGCCCAGTTGATTTACCTGCATTGATGTATTCAGAAGATGGCTTTCATTTTGATGTGATTAAGGATAATGAATCTGGTAAACCAAGTACTGATGAAGAAACTCTTACTAACCTTAGGCTAACTATTAAAAAGCCAGATTCACCAAAGGCAATATTCCTTGATAAGCTTCTTGAATTACGAGGGTTAGAGAAAATGTATAAGACCTATATTTATGGATGGTGGGAAAAGGTACAAGATGATTCTAGATTACACGGTAGGTATAATATACATGGTACAGACTCTAATCGGTTTAGTTCTGCAGACCCAAATATGCAGCAGATACCAAAGACATCGGTAGACCCCAATATCAAGAAACAATTAGTTGCTCCTCCGGGATATTTATATATGGCATTTGACTACTCACAGGCAGAGTTAAGAATGATGGCTCATCTATCGGGTGATGAAACCTATCTTGATGCTTTTGCAAAGGGGGCTGACCCTCACTTGGGTATAGCAGCAGCAAAATATGGAGTATCAATTGAGGAAGCCTCTAAAATATACGAAGATGAAAATCATCCAGACCATAAACTATGGAAGACTAGAAGAAAACAAGCTAAGCAAATTGCATTCGGTTTGATTTATGGTATTGGAGAAGCTTTACTTGCAGTAAAATTATCCGACCCAAAAGCTGGTATTATAGTTACTAAAGAAGAAGCCCATAAAGAAATGGCGGAGTTCTTTGAGAAACACCCAAAGATACTTAAGTTCAAAGAGAAGCAAGAGAAATTTCTTCGTAAGCATGGGTATTATACCCAGTTATTTGGTACTAAGAGAAGATTACCCCAGATATACTCAAACGACAAACAAGAAGTTGCTTATGCTATTCGTTTGGGACTTAATTTCCCATGTCAAGGTGCTGCAGCAAATATGACCAACTTCGGAGCTATTCTTGTTTATTGGTTAATGCGACAAGGTAAATTACCAATGATGAAAGAAGCTTGTACGGTACATGATGCAGTATATATGTATTCTAAACCAGAAGATATAAATACATGGACTGTATATACCATTTGGAATATTCTACGTAACCCAAGTACTAAGAAGTATTTCGGTTTTCAAGTAGATGACGTAACTCTATCAATGGATTTTACAATAGGCCGGTCTATGGCAGAAGAATTACCATTTATGCCCGGATATGATTATACTAGAATGTTAAAACCAGACTTTTCGGTAGAAGAGTACATGGAGGAATACCATAAGTTTAAGACTCGTAAAATTGGTAATTTTAGTGCAGCTTCACCAGAAGTATTTATGGAACTATATAAAAAGGAAATCCATAAATATCAACGAGAATATGAAAAATCGAGAAAAGGGTAATATACCCGGGTTTAGTAATTATTACATATCCCGTACTGGAAAATTATACTCGAAATTTACTGGTAGTTGGAAATTAGTAAAACCTGCTATGAAAGATAATGGTTATTTATCTAACTCTTTAGTAGGAGATGGTGGTAAACGGAAGAACTTTTATAGACACAGGTTAGTTGCTTCTATTTACATCCCTAACCCAAACAATTATCCTCAAGTATGTCATAAAAATAACAATCCAGAGGATAATCGGGTAGGTAATTTATATTGGGGTACAGCTAAGATGAATATGGGTCAGTGTATAGAAGATAAAAGATTCTATTTTGTTGGTAAAGAACGAGAACGTAAGGTAAATGTAGAATTATTAATTTCTAGGTATATAGAGGGTATACCAAGAAAAGATATACTAGAAGAATTCGGTATATCAACTGGAGTATTATATAAAATATTACTGTATAATAACATAAAACTAAGGAAATGAAGAAGATTTTAAACGGGCCCACGGTATGGAGGGCTAAATGCCCAGTATGTAATTGCGAATTTGAATATGATACCAGTGAAACTTTTGGGGTTTATAATAAATCTGGGGATTATTTTAGGATAGTACAATGTCCTAATTGTAAAACTAATATAAAGCATTCAGATTCAGTATCTACCATTACAGGAGTGAAAAGAGAAGATACTATGTCTACATAAATAATATAAATTTATGGAATTATGGCAACACAGAAAGAGATTGATAATGCAAGTAAGTTAACTGCCCTTACTTATATGGTTGCAGGGTGCTTAGGTTATTCTATCGAAAATTTACTTAAGTATTTAGATGTGGTTAATCTAAGGTTGAGTGGACAAGAAAAAATGTTACTTAACCGATTAAAGACTCAGTTATCTCAAGTACAAACTAATCTTACTACTTTAGAGGGATTGGCTTTTAAAGTAATGGCTACGGATGAGGATGGTAAACTTGCTTATGAAGATGCCACCCATATTTATTGGGCTGCATTTTTAGCATTACTCGATAGAGGTGGTACTGATAACTTATGCGACTTAAGATTAATGGCTTTGGTAGATAAGATAAGCATCTATAAATCTCTTCTTAATTTGCCAGGTATGAAACTCTCTTATCAAATGGCTTTTGCTCAAGTAACTAAAGCAATAAGCAAAGGGGAATTTAGTAAAGAAGACTTTAAAAACCTATTAGAAGTTTATGAAGACGGAACTGAAAAAACTAAAGGTTAAATTTGAAGGTAAACTTATTGAGATTGATATTCAAAAGGAATTATCTATCAATGAGAATATCATCAATTCTCAGCTACGAGAATCTCCTTCTAGTTATTATGTACTTGCTTCCCTGAGAGATAAGTATATAAAAGAAAGAGATGCTCTAGCAAGGGAAAAAGAAGAAGCTTATTCGAATGCCTGGTTATATTATAAGGATGCTAATGAGAGATGGAATAATGAATACGTATCTCATAAGGCAAACCTTAACAAGAAATACTCTTCTATCAATGAAAGGTATTTGAAAGCTGTAGAAAAAGCAAATAAGTTCATAACTATATGTAAAGCCTATGAGAGTCGGGAGAATATACTAAGAACTATTAATGCGAATCTAAGAAAGGGTTAACCCATTGAACTATAAACAATTACTAACTTTTAAAAACAGTATTAGAATATGAATTATTCAATGACATTTATCTCACCTCTTGTAGCTGAGAAATTTAATCAAGAATTACCCGGATGCCCAACAGAAAACCGGGTACTTATTTTATCTCCAAAGGAGGTAAATCAAACTAAATCCGGTTTGATTATCCCTGAACAAGTAAAAGAGGGAGTTCCTCGTAAAGGGGTTGTAGTAAAGAGTGGGGAAATTACCGAAGAATACAAAACCTACCGAGAATTGGTTGCTGTAGGTAGAATAGTTACCTATGGTTTGTATGCAGGTAAAGAACTTGAATTCGAAACGGACAAACTATCTCCTGCTCTCAAACAACTTTTAGAGAAAAACGTTCTTACCGTATTGAGTATGAACGAAGTAGTTTACTCAGAACCGAATAATTAAAACTAATCATTATGATAAAAGACAAGAAGAAAAAGAAAGTTTCATCAGAGGGACTTTCTACAAAAGAAAAGATGCTAGCTAGAAAGAAACAGCTAGAATCTAAGGGAAACGGAAGTGGATTGGTATATCCAAAAGAAGGAACCCTGAGAATGAGAATTAAATCTCCAGGTGATGACCAAGAATTGGGTATCGAAATTATTCAATTCTACCTGGGTGGCAATTTGGGAGGAGTTATATCTCCAGCTACTTTTGATGAACCTTGCCCATTTATGGAGAAGTATCAAGAATTGAAAAACTCCAAGGATGAAGATGACAAGGAACTTGCCAAGAACCTGGTACCAAGAAGAAGATATGTTATTGGTGGTATCATCTACTCAGATGAAAAGGGTAGTAAGGTAGATTACGAAGGCAAAGATAAGGGAGTTTTAGTTCCTCGCTCAGTATACCAGGATATCATTGACCTTTACCTTGATGAAGATGAGGCAGGTGATATGACAGATCCAAAAACTGGATACGATATCAAGGTAATTCGTTCCGGGTCTGGTAAACTAGATACCACTTATTCTGCCCGTGCTTGCAAACCAACTAAATTGGACAAGAAATATCAAGGTACAATTGACCTTGAGGGGATAGTTCGTTCTCAAATCAAATCCTATGATGAGTTGGAAGATTTACTTTCACAGTATCTAAATGAAGACCATGGGGATGACGATGATGACGATAAGTCAAAGAAGAAAAAGAAAAAGGGAGTTCACAAAGACCATTACATGGAAGATGATGAACCTAAGAAAAAGAAAAGAAAATACAAATCGGATATTTAAGGGTTAGTAATATGGTTTCATTCGAAGGTGGTAATTAGATTCGTTCTGTTATCACCTTCTTTAGTTTAAAGACATTACATTATGGCAAAGAAATCTAAGGTTGGTTTAAAAGTACCAACAGCAAATGAGATGGCAAAGAAATATGGAAGTATGATTAAATTAGCTTCAGAAGTTACTGATACCGATTTATATATACCATCTACTTTCTTTGCTCTGAACTACTTATTCGGTAAGGGTATTCCTTATGGTAAAATCGTTGAGATTGCTGGAGAGGAATCCTCTGGTAAATCTTTAGTGGCTTATAACTTTGCTTATGCTACTCAACAACTTGGAGGTCATGTGATATGGGTAGATGCTGAACAATCCTGGATGAATTCATGGGCTGAAATCAATGGAGTAGACCCTGCAAGAGTAACTATTGTTAATGATACCCGTATTGAATATATTGCAGACGTAGTAGCAGACTTAGCAATTTATTTACGTTCTCAATTAACTCACAATGAACCGATACTCTTAGTAATCGATTCCATTGCAGCTACTGACTGTACTGATAATATAGATGCTAAGATGGTTGATGGTAAGGCAGAGATGGGAGGTAGAGCAAAGGCTCTTTATAAATACTTTCGTATCAGAAGTGAATTATTCTACAAACTGGGAGTATCTCAGATTTATATTAACCAATTAAGAACTGCTTTGAATGTCGGATTTGGAAAAGATAACACAACAACTACAGGAGGTGCAGCACTTAAGTTCTACGCTTCAATCAGAGCTGCTTTCTATTCAGGAAGGTCTGTTACCATTAAACAAAATGGGAAAGAAAGGAAAGCTGGGAAACTTGTCACTATCAGACTTATTAAAAATAAAGTTGCTCCTCCTCGACCTACAATCAGCAAATGCCCTGTATATTTCAATCCTAAATTCCACGAAGTCGGGTTTGACAGATGCTATGCTTTGGAAGATGTATTGGTAGATACCGATGTAATCGAAAAAACTACTGGTGGGTATAAATTGAAAGGTAAAACTCTTGCAAGAGGGGAAGAGAAATTCCAAAAGCTTCTGGAAGAAGACGATGAACTTCGTAGAAAACTTTTACGGAAAGCCGGAGTAAATACCATAGGTACTACTAAAAAGCAACTGGAGAAAATAGAAACAAATCTATTCCCAGTCGATGGTGTAGAATATGAAAACTATTCAGATTCAGAAGAGGAGGAGGAAGACGATGAATAAGAAAGAGGTAGAAGGTATAGAGAAAGTAATTAAAGAGTACCTTAAGAAAAATTTGAGAATGGAATCTAGGGTTAGGTATCTAGATGCTTATAGCCAACCAGAGAATTATTTAGATGTATATCTTGGAGAGGAAAAGATTCAAGAAGTTTCACTTTATGAATTAGATTTTGGACGATGAGCAAGAAAACAATATTACTGATTGATGGGGAGAATATTCTCCATCAGTCTTTTCATAAGTTCGAAAAACTTAAATCTACCGATGGCAAACCGAGTGGGGCAATATTCGGATTTTTCAAATCTCTACATATGTATCTTACAAGGTTCGAACCGGATGAGGTTTATATTTCATTCGATAATGGTCATTCACCAGTAAGGACGAAGTTATTGCCCAATTATAAGGGACATAGAAAAAATATATCTGTAGATTACGAATCATTGCAAAAGCAAAAGGCAATTATAATGAAAATGCTGGGTATGCTAAGAATTAATTATATCTTCGATAAAAAGAAATCTACAGTATATGAAGGGGATGACTTCTTAGCATACCTTGCAATTAAAAAATTCCAATCCGAGAAAATGATACTTATATCATCGGATAAAGACTTTAACCAGTTGCTATCAAATAACCTGAGGATATATAATCCCAGAAAAGATGAGATGATAAGAATGGATAACTGCAAAGAATTATTCGGTTATCATTCTCATGAAACGGTAGAGTACCTTGCAATGGTTGGAGATACTTCCGATGATATACCAGGGTTCCCGGGTATAGGACCAGTAAAGGCAAGGAAAATCCTTGATGAGGGTAGAATTGAGAAGTTTATTGCCCAGAGTAAGAATAAAGAATATCTTCAAATATGGAAAAGGAATGAACAGTTAATCGACCTTTTCTGGTTTGTAAGACATAACCCATTGGATAAGTTACCAATTAAGTCAAAGAAGAAGTTTAAGTATGAGAAATTCAAAGAACTTTGTATCGAATACTCTTTAGCATCATTTTTGACAAATGAATTTATAAAACCATTTAAAGCATTACATCATGAGTAAGAGAATTATGTTTGTGGGTCCCTCTGGTATAGGGAAAACTACTTTAGCTAAGTATGTAGCTAAGAGAGAAGATCTACCTTTTATTTCTGGTAGTATGTCAGATTTATTACCTGCTACTGAAGGGGTATCACATAATGAAATATTATCCCTCGGTTCGGAGGCAATGTATAAAGCAGATTTTCAACTTCTGAACAAAAGGAATAGGTTATTCAAGGATAGAGAATACTTCGTAACTGATAGGAGTTATGCAGATTTGGCTGCTTATTTTTGGTATAAGCAATCAAGAACTTTACCAGAATGTGAAATGGAACATTTTTTCTGTCAATGTAAGACTTTAATGGAAGATCAATGTGATGTAGCAATCTTCTTACCATTAAATCTAGATACTTATAAGCATTGGTCAATGGAAGATAATGGTAAGAGAATACTTAACAGATTCTTCCAAGTTCAGATATCATCTCTTATGGGGGAATTGCTTGCAAATTGGGAAATACCCACTATTTGTATATCTGAGCTCGATTTAGGTATGAGAACGGAACAAATCAATTACCATTTAGATAGGATATGGGGAAAGAAGTAATAGCAATAGCCTTTTCAGATTTACATATAAATCTATGGGCTAAGTTTAATGAGAACAATCACAGGACCCTGAATAGTTTCAGGGTTTTGTCGATTATACGGAAATTATGTAGAAGGTTTAACTGTCCTGCATTATTTTGTGGAGACTTATTTCATAAGGCCGAAACAATGGACCAAGAATTAGCAGAGATATGTTATAATGAACTAATCGAAGGATTTTGGATATATGCCATATCTGGAAATCATGATATTAAGAAAATAAGTAAGGTTGGTACTAAACCCTTTAGCTGGCTTTATCAAGTAGAGAAGTATGGTATCATGATATTAGATTATGAAAAAACCCAACTATCTTCTACACATAAAGATATTATGGTATATGGGGTTCCTTATATTGATAATAACGTGGGTCTAAGTGAATACTTAAAGAAGTTAGAATTAGATAAAAGTAAAAAGAATATTCTTTTACTACACACTGATTATCCCGGTGCAAAGGATACCGATGGTAGAGAGATAGATTCCGTAGAAAACTTAAATGTAAATGTTCTCAATAAATTCGATTTAGTATTATGTGGTCATATACACAAACCTCAAAGATTATCAAAGAAGGTTTATATGATTGGGGCACCTAACCATCAAAGGAGAACCGATAGAGATTGTGAATTAGGGTATTGGAAAATCTATGAAGATTTGTCTCTGAAGTTTGTACCTTTGAAAAATTTCCCAAAGTTCATCGATGTAGAAAGGGAAGAGGATATTAATGATGATGGCAATTATTATACGGTAATCCCTCAAAAAGCTAGTACTCCAGTTAATAACAAACATAAGATTACTAAGCAACTTTCTAAGAAGTCTCTAGCAAAGAGATACCTAAGAGAGAAAGGTATTAAAGATGAGGTTAAAACTAATCTATTAATTGAAACACTTAAAAAGGCTGAGTCATGTTAACGTTCTTAAACTTAGAGGCAGAAGGATTTTGTTCAATAGAATCCTTACATCTACAATTAAACCCCACTTGTACCATACTTATCAAGGCCCCAAATGGGAAAGGGAAATCAACTATTCTCTCTGCCTTGGTATGGGCAATATATGGGAAAAACCTAAAGGGTGTTTCTGAGGTAAATACTTGGAAGCAAGTAAGGCCTAAAGATTACAAGGGTACTAAGGTACAAGTATATTTTCAGAAAGATTCTCATACATATAAGATAGTTAGATGTCAAAAGTATGATGAAGTACTTGAGGATGGTGCTAAAGGTAAAGACAGACTTATCTTCATGAAAGATGGGGATATAGTTGATATCAAAGGGAAGGGGAAGATACAAGATTTTATAAACCGAGAGATAGGTTTATCATATACTCTGTTTATGAACTCAATCATGTTTGGTCAGGGTATAAAAAGACTCATACAAGAATCTAATTCTGATAAGAAAAAGATATTCGAAGAAGTATTTGACTTAGAGTTCTTAAACCTTGCTAAAGGCATTGCATTACAAGATAAAAATAACTTGATATCTCAAATAAATGAGGTAGAGCATGAGTCTCAAATGCTTAAGAAAGAATTAGAGGCTAACAAGGAAGCTTACTTCGATATGAGAGATAGAGAAAAATCCTTCAAGCAAAAAATTAAAGAAGAAAGAAGAGAGTTAAAGCAAGATAGGGAAAAGCTAACTAAGCTACTAATTGAAAAACAAAAACAAATCAAGGATGAAGTAGATGCTTCGCTTCAGATAAAGATTAAAAAACAAAATGAACTAATCCTTGATTTGAGGAGTAAGATAAAAGATGCAAAGAATTTATCGAATGTACCCCTTAAGAAAGTAATCAAAGAATTGGTAATACAGTTAGAAGCCGGTCACTACAAACGTGCGTTACGTGATGCTAAATCAATATATAAAGCGTTTTCTGACCTTGACAAATATGATAAAGAGTATCAAGAGGCTTTAGAGAGGTTGGAAGAACTTAGTAGTGTAAATGATAGGTATAAGAAATTAAAATCAGACTGTGATGATATTGCTTCTGATATTGCTTCTATTGACGAAGACCTGGCTAAGCTCAAGCAAGAAAAGCTTAAGGTCATGTCTCCAAAGTATAAACAAAAACTTAAGGAGATTAGGAAGAATTTACGGAAGGTTGATGAAGACTTTCACAATAAAGAGTTAGAGTTAGAGAATTATAACTGGTTAATTAATGACCCATTGGGTAATAATGGGATTAAGGCTTACCTATTTGATTCATCACTTGAGTTCTTAAATAAATGCCTCGATAAGTATTCAGAGGTATTGGGATTTAGGATCGAATTTAATATTGATTTGGGTACTGCTAGAAAAGAATTTGTTACTCTTATTGAAAGAGATGGGATGATTATAGATTACGATGAACTATCAGGTGGCGAGAAACAATTGGTCTGTGTAGCAATGGCTTTTGCAATGAATGAGGCTTTAACTGCCTCTAAGGGTATTAACTTAGCATTTCTTGATGAGGTATTTGAATCACTAAGTTCAGATAACATAGAAATAGTTACTTCCTTAATACGTTACATATTCAAAGAGAAAACTTTATTCTTGATAACCCACTTAGATTCTCTTCCTCTAGGTAATACTAAAATTTTGCAAGTGGAAAAGACCCAAGGCCTGAGTAGATACCAATTACTATAATGTTATAATTAAGTTATAACAAGACAATTATGGCAAATAGTAAACGCAAAGGTAATAAATTTGAATTGAAAGTTTCCAAATGGTTTACCAAATGGACTTCTTATAAATTCGGGAGAACTCCATACTCTGGGGCAAATCATCAGAGTAGGGATTTAGCTTCTGATATCATGTGTCAGGATGAGAGACATGCCCATAGATGTAAAATATCGGTTGAGTGTAAAAACTATAAAGAGATTAAGTTTGAACATCTACTCTTAGGTAATAAGGGATGCGATATATTGAAATTCTGGGAACAAGCTTCTAAGGATGCAAAAAGAGCAAATAAAGTTCCTATACTCTGTATGAGATATAATTCAATGCCCTCAGAAGAATTTTTCTTTGTAGTTGGAAAGGATTTATCTTCCGTATTCTATAAACCCCTATTCGATAAAGCCAATATTATGGTAATTGATGTACCAAAGATAGATGAGATTCTTTATGTATTCATGGCTAGTGACATATTGAAGAATGTAAACTATAAGTTAGTACATAAACAAGCTAAGTTAATTCTTAAAAACCGGTAACCCATGAAGAAGCATACCCCATACTCATATTGTATATTTTACCTTGAAAGGAAGTACTGTGATAAAATCAATAAAGAACTCAAAGAAAAGGGGTATGACCAAATCAAGGCAATTATTCCTATGGTAAACGTATTAAGAAAAACCACAAAGGGTAAGATGGTATTCGAAGAAGTACCAGTATTATTCAATTATGGTTTTATGAGAATGCCCACTAAATTAGCATTCTCAAGGCCCTTTCTTAATAAGTTACGTAGGAATATATCTGGTATCAGAACTTGGTTACGTAATACCGAGACAATGCACCCAAGAAAGAAAAAGGTAAGGATTGACAATGCAGAAGACTTTGATGATTTTTCTTTAGTGGCTACTTGTAGTAGAAAAGAAGTAAGGCGATTTAAACGTATTGCTAGAGAGAATAAGAAGTTTTCAGTAGATGATTTAGTCAATGTAAAGCCTGGAGATTACTTAGTATTACGGGGTTATCCTTATGAGGGAGTAGATGCTACAGTATTAGAGGTTGACCATCTTTGTAAAAGAGTAAAAGTTCTTATATACCCTGAAATGGGAAGAATGGAAGTATGGTTACCTTTTGACAACGTTATCTATAGTGTATATTTAAATCATGACCCAGATAAGCTTTATGCTAATTCTGGGGAATATGACCCTAATCAGATAACCAATGAAGCAATTGATAGTATAATGAGATATAGGAGAATTTAATGTTATGAACGAAGCTCAACAAAAAGCCTGGAGTTGTTTAATTGATAAAGAACAACAATCATTATTCCTTCAACTATCAGAAAGTAAATCTTCATGGGAAGCTGGTGAAATTTTAAAGTTATCTCATTACAAGTATCTTGAAATCCGGGAACGGTCAGAGAAATTCTTTAGGCTATTCTCGGATTTTTTTGAGAAACACACTTCTATTTTTCGACCAGATTGCCCCTGTGAGAGGAATTTCCAAGATTATATGGAGGGATGTTTAGAGAAACGATTAAAAAGAAAAGAAGCAAGCTTATTCACAGGAGACTCGGCTCAATTACTCCCAAAGGTAAACTCTAAAAATATAGAGAGAAACATGAAGAGGTTAAAGGAGTCTGATGATGAATGGGACATAGATACTCTAAGATTAATTCTTGAATTTGATAGGTGGAATAACTTTAGAATACTTCCAAGGATGCTACAACAGCCATCTGCATTTAAAAGGCGGTCGAATAAGAAGGATAAGATATATATCAAGTATCTTCTTAATAGAGTACCGGATTGGATGCACACTAAACTCAAGGAAAGGTTTAGGTATAAAGTAAAACCAGGAAAGAAAAAGTATTGGGTAGCTTTAATATCTGAGGACCTATATACCGATGGTTATCTATTGTTACCAGTAAGACCTTTGGATGAAGTAGTAGATGAATTCAGTAGATTTTACATGTATGTATTCAAAACTAAAGATGATGCTGATACCTTTGGTTTTATGGTATCTAAGTTCATGATTAAAACCGAATCTGTTAAGCTTGGACAAAAATTCTGGCCAGAGTACCGTTGCTGTGTGGAAAGAGCAGTAAACTATAATCAAGTGAACAATATAGAATTCAATATTAAGAAATTGGATATGGCTTATAACACACATATCAAGAGAAAGCCTAAAAAACCTAAATCCACTGCTG